TAATAGTACTTCTAGTCTCCGGTTTAATAGCTACCATAAGCAATTATTATTTTACTTCCCCCTTTCTAGGTGTTTTTGTACTAACAACAATAATTCAAATAGCAGCTAGCTGGTACATAACAACATACACTCAATACCGGCAACGACAGACTATATTAAATCAGCAAACAGAGTTGATATCGCAGATTGAAGCTGAAGGTACCATCGCACCTTGCGCATACTGCGGAGGGGAAAATTTAATACCAATAACATCTGATGGTGATAATGATTTTGAATGCATTCACTGTGGTGAGACAAATGGAGTGTATGTAAACATAACAGTAGCTCAGAAAACCGTCCCGGTCGATGCACAACCATACGAAGTGTCTAACCATAACTCCTCACTTCACCCCAAACCTGATAACAGCAAGCAAAATGACAATAGATCCGAGTGACTATCCACCCCCTAGTAAGTTTACCCCAGCTAAAGAGACAAAAACTCCCATAACTATTGAGGATATTAAAAACCTCAACAATAAATTTTGGGAACAAGAGAGTGTTGAACTACATAAATGTTACAAAATAGGTAATGTGTTTGCTAATAACAGTAATAAGAAAACCTCAATAGATTTGTTACAGGACATGTTTGTACTGTTAGGTGATAAATACAAGGATTCTGACAAACATGCAGGTACAATAGCTTTGCTAATAAGTAACATTAATGATAATTTGGAAATAATAGAAAATCTAGGGGAGGAAGTTGACAAAAACTGTATTTTAAGTATAATACAAGGATATACCCTAGGGTGTTTAAATATATATGAAAAATCAAAATAAAAAGTTTAGTGACACATTTGTAACGAAAAAAGGTGAGCATATCCATATGGAGTTAGATGAAATAGCACGGTGGAGCTGCCTGATTGAAGCTGTGGAAATAATTGATAAAAAAGGCATGCAGCTACATACTGACATGAACAAGAGCAACTGGGTAAAGCCAATCGCGATTCAGAAATATATAGATGAACGCTTCGATACCATGGTTGAAGAGATTGAACACGATCAAGACAATCATCCTATAACCATATAATATGTTATATATAGTAGGTACAGTAGTCAGTACAAAATCTCAATCAGATCCTCGGTTGACCACTCCTGCATCACGCCGGAAAATCACTTGGTTACCGGATAATTTAATATGGGTAATTGGGCGGATATCAAAAACCCCGGAGGCTGAAACAGTTGATTATATGTTTTATTGCGAACGTAACCCACAACGCACCCATACTGTGACTTTTCCAGATTGTACCACCGCTGACGCTGCAATCGCAGCTGCGAGAGGTGAGCAAATTGTTGATGATGAAGAAACTTCCGCGGTTAATGAAGTCAATGTTGATGAAAAATTTAAACAAATAGATAATCAGCTGACTCGGAAAGAATTAAACACCCGTAGAGGTGGTCGACCCGGAAATCTAGGCCGCCGGATGGGACGTTAATAGTAGTCCCCGTACACTGCATCACCGCCACCATAATCACCGTAATCGAATATATCGGTTGATGCTATCTCCGACCAGGTTTCATCATTCTGAAGGTAAGGATCATATATACTATCTTCATCTACCTGTTTACTACCACCTTCTGGGGTGATGTTATTTTCAAAACTGTAATCAAACCTCTTGGCTTTAAGTAACCAAATATAATGTCCCATCAACGGGTTGATCTTCTCTATATCCTGGTCTAAACGCTCGGTAACTTCATACAAACTACCATCTCGAGGAAACACCCGATCGTTACCATATTCAAACAACCGAAAAATATCACCAGCTTTAGGTTCTATACCACCAGACTTACTATCCCCGGTACCTCCCATTGATTTGTAAAAAGCATCAATATGTACATAAGCAGTAACTTCATCATCACTGTTGATTCCGAACTGGCTAAGTGTCAAAGCATTTTCATTGAGTTCTATATAAAAAATCATTTTAACCTCAGTTCCAAAGGTTTGATCCGCATCCTCACCATATAATGGGTCATAGCTAGTTAAATCTGCTTCTGCGGATTGATATTTTATCTCAGTACCATACATGCAAATTTGCTCTTTGTACCATCTGCTATAATTTTCACGCTCCGGGTTGTTCTTGCTCTTGTCAGTCAGCCTGGGACATCCATTATTGAACTTGAATACATTATCTAGCGGTACCACCCCGGAACCAATGTCTATACATTCCGGGGTTTTTGTAACAAATGTCTTGTCACAGTTTTTATCGTCCATGCCTTTCATTTCTCTGCTATATATCTACCAACATTATCATCCCAGTATACAGTTATACCAGTCTTACCTAAATTTTTAGGTGTATGTTTATCTAAATTCCGGATATCGTGTTTGGTTACCATGTACTGTATATCAGTATCATCAAGTATCTCTTTACCACTGGGTAATTCCTTTAAGCGTTCAATTTTTGAGTTCAATGTAGGATCCACCCTATCTCGATCCGGTACCAGATTCTGACTCCCTTGCCTCCATGGAGTGGCTCCCATCCTATCGGATTGCTGCCGAGTGGTGCTCTTTCCAACTACCTGCTTGGCAGTGTTCATATACGATTCATATATTTTATCAAATCTCACTACAATTATTTAGGCAAACAATATATTATAACCGCTCCCAACCCTCTGCTTCCAGTTCATCCATTCCACTGGAATAGTGCCTAGAGCCAAAAAGCATTGGACTCGCATCTACACCTTCTCCGGTTTTTTGATTCTGATACAAACCTACCGGGTTCACAAACTCTTTGATACCATAGTCCAGTTCTTTGAGTGTTAAAGGTTTTTCATTATCATCATACTGTTCAACATCAAAATATTTGTCAACAACACTTGTTTCTAGTACTATAAGTGCCCATACAAGACTCATCACCCGATCATCAAAATAATTACCCTGTCTCGCTCTCCAGGCTCCATTTGGATACCGGACGAAATTCTTCAACTCATGGACCAACGCTTTGTCGTATATATTAATCACCTTGAGCTGTGTCAACCAATACCTCATGTTGACCACTCCTTTGTATTTAGTATTTGTGTGAGCTACCACCCCCAATCTCTCTGCGGTCCTTCCCTTGATGGTAGGTGCGAAGCTAACTATGTTCCGATATCCAAATTCATTGGCCAGATTATCCACAACTTGCGCACCGCAATTGTTTCTTTCAATAGCTGCTAGTGGTGATCCCCAATGTTGTAATATTTCGTATAGCTTTTTAGTGAATTGGTACGGACTGATGGAGTTGTTATGGTATGTAGCGACTAACTTTATATTGCTCAAGTGCGTTATATCCAACACCTGCACGCTACTTGCATCTAATGATACACCTTCACTCACATCCACACCTACAGTGTAAATATTCCCCGGGGTTGGTTCTTCCCAAATCAAATAATTACCATCATCAAACACAAACTCTGGATCGTGGCAAGTGTTTTTCATCAGTTCATATAACTGATCATCAATAGTGCTTTCCCCAGTCTGTAAAAACTGACAACCAAACTCCTGGTCAAAAGCTTCTTGACTACCCATGTTCCGGATCTGCTCCACCTTCCACTCCTCGTCTCTCCCGGGTACCTCCCACCAATCGATTCTACCATGAGACCATCCATTGGTATTGTTGATTGCTCCAGAATATAATTTATGAAAAAGATTCTCAGTACCATTCGGAGTGCTGCTGATGAATATTTTACTTTTCTTGAAACTACTTATGATGGGGTATACACTCTTCCAAAACTCTTCAACCAAATGATTATCAATAAAAGCAAGCTCATCTAAAATAAGTACATTACAACTTTGACCTCTAGCAGCAGTTCCGGTGGTGGTGCTTATACCTATTGTTGTACCATTACCAAGCGTCATGCTTGTTTTACCATATTCAGTGACACCTGGTTTGAGCCAGTTGGGTAATTCTTCATAAGCCATTCGAACTCGTTTAAAAATCTCGATAGCTGTACCCTCTTTATTAGCTACAATCAAAATCCGCTGGTCATCATTGAAACATGCATTCCATAATGCATAAACTGTCATCAAGGTAGTCTTACCCACCTGCCGGCTAGCTAACAGTACAAAAAACCGATTGTCTCTCATCTCTCTGATAACCTTCTTCTGGTAACTATGCAATTTGATTGGATGTCTACCCTTCTCACTTATTATATAAAAGAAGTTTTCCGCAAAGTGTAATAAATTTTTCTTAGACTTTTTAAGATCTGACATCATCTTTGGTGTCCACTCAAACTCCGCATCCGGAGTGGGTA